ATTTTATACAGTAATTAGTAAATATCCTGAAGGTTATTATATGATTAATTCAGAAAAACAAATAATAAAATTTATGTATATTTCATTTGTAAATTATAGAGTATTTAAAAAATAATAGTTATGTTATCAGTTTGGGCAATATTAATAATAATTTACTTCATACCTACTATTGTAGTATGGGGTAAAAAGCACGAAGACCAAGTAATAGCATTAAATATATTTACTGGGTGGACTGGAATTGGTTGGTTAGTTAGTTTAATATGGGCTTTAAAAAAGTAATATGATACTACAAACTTTAAAAGATGGAACAGAATTATGGACGCACGATAAAGGAGAATACATAAGTGATGTAATTTCACAAACTAAATGGTATTACGAACCTAAAACAATAGACTATATTAAGTCTCTTAATTTAGAAAAATGTACTATACTAGATGTTGGTGCTAACATTGGTAACCATACTCATGCAATTAATAAATTTACTAAAGATTGCTATGTAATATCAATCGAACCATTTGAAAAGAATTTAGAAATATTGAAACTAAACCATAACAATGGTCATATTTTAAATTGGTTTGCTGATAATGATATTAATGCTTATAATGAAATTGAATTTAAAATATCTCCAATTTGGGGTAAAAATAATTTAGGTTACATTAAACAAACTAATGAAGGACAAACAGTTAATGTTAATTGTATTGATTCAATATTTTTAGAAAATTTAGCTTTAATTAAATTAGACATTGAAGGTAATGAGTTAAATGCTTTAAAAGGTGCTTTACATACTATTGGTGTTTTTAAACCTATAATTATAGCTGAACATCATACCGAATCTAAACATTTAGAAGTATTAAGCTATCTAAAACAATTTGGTTATAGTTTAGAAACTATAATTGAAGAAGATAATATAAATTATGTTTATTCATGTCAAGTAAAAAAGTAATTCAACCAAATAAAAACTACAAATCTGCCAAAGTTGTAAGTAGTAATAAACTTAAAAAGCAAAAATGAAAATATCTTATTTAGAAAAAGATGGGATTAAATATTTTAATAAAAAAAGGTGCTGTTCTCAACTATTTATAAGTGAAAAACCAATTAAAGAGATTGAAGGGGTAATGTACGCAGTTAGAATTTATGGTTTACAAAATGCAATAAATAACGGATATACCTTAGTGTATGAATAAAAAAGCCTTAGATTATTTCTAAGGCTTTTTTATTCTATTAATATCCACTTTAGGGACGATACTTTCACTAACAGGTATTAATTGATGGTTACATTGCCAACCACCACGATAAATAAATATAGTATTTGCATTTGTACCATCTATTCTGCCACCACCTTTATGAAGTTTAGTTTTACAACTATTCCACAATGATGGAGTATTACCCCAATGTTTTACTTCATCAATATGAAAGTATTTACCAACCCTTTCAATACAAAAACATCTACTACTTTTTTTTTCTCCACCTTGATATTTATACCATTTCAAGTTCAAATCATTACTAATTGTAGCCATATAATTAGCTGAATATTGATTTAATGAATCTGTTGCAATTTGAGAAACATTTTTTAATAAATATCCTAAATTATCGGCATCACCTTTTATTTTTAAAGTTAAATCTTCTATTAATTCAGTTAAATTACTGCCACTTGTAACGGCTTTACTTAAATAATCGCTAATAGGTGTAATTATATCATTTGATACTCCAGCACCTAACAATGATTCAGTAGTAACACTAACAGAGTTATTTAATATCTCGTTATACAATACGCTTGAACCGCTAAAATCTGATATAATTGTACTGAAATAACTATCAATTAATACTTTTGTGTTGTCAAATTCTTTTAAATAATCGTTTACATCTTTGATATAACTATCATTTAAAATTACATCTTTTAATTTACCTTTTATCTTTTGAATAAGCTTTAAATTAGCTACACTTGTTTTAATATTTCCATTAGTTGAATCTAATTTTGAAACTTCAACAACTAACTCTTTCAATATACTATCTTGAATTTTAGGTATTGACTTTTCTAATTTATCAATACTAGACTGTATATTGTCGAATATAGCCTTTATTAATGATTCATTTTTTGGCATATTATAAACCGTTTTCAGGGTTTAATTGAGTAGTTTTGATAGTGCTTTTATAATCTTCAGCATATTTATACATCAAATCATTTTTCTTTGATAGTTCCCATGTTGCAAAATCTTTATATTCAACAAAAGCACGTTCAACAAATGAATTAATAAACGAGTGTATAATCAATGTTAATGGATTATAAGGAGTTATAGCATTTGCAGTCATTATATCATCCCACGATTGACCACGTAACGGATCAAGTAAAATAACATTTTGTTGGTATGCCATTTCTTTTTGATTTCCCTCATATTTTTTAGATATGTAATCCATTTGCATAGATTCAATAATCGAACTAGATACTTTTGATTCAGTTGCTTTAGATATTTGTTCTTCAATTACAGAAGCAGTTATAATATCAAAGTCATTAGGAATATTAATATTAGGCAATTGAGCGTTTAATACCTCTCTATTATATTCAAGCAAAACACTATATCTTAAATCATTAATTGTGCTAATAATGAAAGGTATAAATCTACCAAATATATCTTGACTTATATTTGATAAGAATAAATGTGTTTGGTCATAATCGTAAGATTTACTTACACCGCTTTGGTCAGTTGGTGATTCAGCTAAAAACTCCATATTAACCGCTCCTAAACCTGACTTAATTAAATTCTTAATATCTTGGCTTAAAAACTCAACAGGTTTTAAATCTTTTTGAATATATTTTGCTGGTGCCCAATCAGGTATTGAATTTTCCTCACTATTTAAAGCAGGTCTAACTTTATGAATTGAGAACGGTGAACCCATTGAATATCCTTCACCATTGCAATCGTTACAGCGATGTGTTACGTGTTTATTAAAAGCATTTATACGTGTTAATTGACCTGTACCATTACAAGTTTTACACTCGTTTTGAGTAAATACAGCCTTTTCAGGATATAAATGTTGTTTTATTGTAACGTTCTTATCTATATTCTCAAGTAAAGCTTGGTCAAAGTCTGGAATAATACCAGCAACCCATGATTCATAATACAAATCATCATCATCGCTAGTAATTACACCACCATTAACTATAACAGGTAAATAATTAAGATTGTGAGAATATAAAATAGTAGTTGTGTAATGTTCTTTTTTATCATCTAAAGTTATTAAGTAATAATTAATAGAATCAACAACTATCCATTTTCTTTCACTTTCTTTAATGATTAATAAATCATCATCATTGTATTGAACCTTAGTAATACAAAAGTAATACGGTATTGGTTTTAAAAAACCTTCAACAAACTTATCTTTATATTCTTCAACATAATCGTCATCTAATACATCTTTAGGTGCAATTATTACTACACCATTAGAATCGGTTAAATATTGTTTAATGTGAGCGTTAAAGAACCAATTTACAATGCTTTTGTAAGTTGGGAAAGATTCAAAACAGTATTGATATAATGTTTCACTATCTTTTATTTTTGGGGAATTCTTATCGCTTGCTGTAATTATTAAATCTCTTGCTCTCGATATTTTAGCAATTGAGTTCTGCACCTTTTTAAATGGTGCTTTTGTAATTGCTCTGTAATTATCTTTTTTATATTGTTGCGCCCAATCAGGCTCTGAAGGTTGATAGATTTTCATCATATCTTCAGCATCTTCAACAAATCCATCAGAATGCCTTTTAAGATTTATATATTCTTTAATCTTAATATCTGTTAATGCTTCATCATGGTGCTTAATGATGTATTTATCTATAAATTCTTTAGAACCAATATCCATTCTAGTATTTATTTCGCTCTTTTAGGTAATCCTTTTTGTCTATCCATAAAAATGGATACTTTAAATTTTGTCTTTGTGCAAAATTCCATTTAACATGGTCATTATACAATTGCTTTAATGGCAACGACATAACATGACCAGCCATAGATATAAAATAGTAATTTTGCTCAATGTATGAACGTTCAGTAGCTTTTACACCTATCTTCTTACCTTTATCATCTATCTTTTCACTCATTGGATAATAAAATACTTCCTTATATGGATTTTCAATTTTATAATTCAATGTAAGTAAAGATAAACTAAACGCTAACTCATCAGGCATAGAATCTGCCCAATCTCTAAACTCAAAATTCCTATTAACAAATAATTCTTTTGCTTTTGCAAATACTTTTTCTGCAAACTTTGATTTTTTAAAATAAAGAAATGAACTTTGTAAATGATAGTAATAAGCATCTTTTTTTAAATCAAAATACTTTCTTAAATCTCTTACAGTTTCACCATCTTTAAACCAAAAATTTGAATTATCGCTATCAACAGGGTAATGAGCTTCTTTATGATATAAAGTAAATCCAAAATCTAAGTGTTGAAACTCATTAAATAAGTTATCAACCTTTTTATTTTTTACCCAAACAGAATCTGCATCAATATAAATAGTTTCATCAAATGGACTTAGTTTATAAGCCATTGTTTTTACCAAAGGTATTTCACGCTTACCATTTATAGTATATTCGCTTTCTTTTAACTCTATAAGATGGTCAAAGTATTTTTTTTCAAAGTAATTTATATTATCAACCATTCCGCTAGAATGGACTAAGGCTATTGGAGTTTCTTTATTTGAAACCTTTATAGACATAGCTAAATTAAAAGCCATGCGAAAATAATTCGCATGACCTAAAGCAATAATTAATACGCCTTTTGTTTTCATTTTAATTGTTAGTTTTTAGTGAAAACTTATACAGCAAATAACGAACTAGGAGAATTATAAGGCGTTGGAATCTCCATTTCAGCCCATTTTACCGTTACATTAAAGTTGATACCTTCTTGTAAGTTTTCAGTTACAGGCAAAGTTGCACTTAATTGAATACCTGTTGTTTGCCCCCAAATCAATGATTCAGTAGCGAAGTAAACATTGTAATTACTAGAAGCTTTTGCAAACTCATTGTAAAAAGCAACGTTTGATTTAACAGTATAATCCATGTAGGTTAATACGTGGTTTCTACCTGTTAATTGACTAGGTGAATCACCAAAACCAGTACTTTCAACTACTTGACCTCCATCATAAGTGCCCCTAACATTTTTAATTACTAAAGCATCATTTGATGCAATTAATGCGTTCCACTCAGAAGCATTTGAAGGGTCTGTAATAGTTGCTGTTTTTTTCTTTAAAATAAGGTGTCTAACCCTACCATTTTCAATATCTCCGCAATCATCAGCGATATAGTCTGGAATAGCGTAGCAATCTGTGTAAATTGACATAATATTATGTTGTTTTAATGGTTTATAAACAATTCGAATTTACATAATTGTAATTTGAACGTGAGAGCGTTGTGCTACCTTGACTAAGTGCATATCTTTCAATTGCTTTTATAGCATATTCACTATTTTTTACAAATGTTTCATTATTAATCGATACGTTGTCGTGCATAAATGCTAATGATAGCTTTTCGTGAAAATATCTTGGTAAGTAATCAGTTAAAAATATTCTATTATCTTTTAATGTAGCAGATAGTTTTTGAATAGAACCATTTGAGCGTTCATAAACAGTACTTGTTTCTTCAAAATTATAATCTTGCCCTAATTGAGCGTTAACGTATGTATAGTTAGTGTAATTAGTATAATCTATTGTATCAAATATTTCATTATTAGTGTATGTTAGTAATAACACATCATTATTTAATGTTGATACTGATATACTTTCACTTTCTGCTAGTACGTCAATCGGTTCAGGCTCTGAAATGTTTTGTTGATTAGTATAAATGTAAGCGTGTAAACACTTATCATATAAATTAGTATAAATACTTAAATCAAATGACCACTTATAAAGGTTATCACCTTGACTTGTGCCTAATTGTTCATAAACAACTGTATTATTTTCATCAAAGAACCCAAGATAAGGGGTATTTGCACCATCGTATTGTATTTGAGTTACAAATACTCCCCAAGTTGGATATGGTTGTTTAAACGTTGGCTTTTCTACACCAAGTATATTAGTGAATTGATATAGAGTGTCTGCCATGATTAATCTAAATTGTCAGATTGATAATTTATGTCTAAATAAACAATACAAGTTTTTGCAGTAGGTATATCTTGATTAGTACTAATATTCAATGTACTATTTGAGGTATTAGTAATATTGCCACTTGTCCCAACTTTATCACCACCACCTGATGTAGTATATTGAGCTACGCTACAAGGGAAGTGATAATCAATACTACCACCTGATTTTATGTAGTATTTTTGTTTTAGTGTTAAAGCAATTGAATTAAAATTACCACCAGAAACATTTACTAAAATATAACCACTTAAATTTATTAAGTTACCTTTTTTTATAGCGTGCAAAGAATAAGAGCCTAAAGTTCCATTTGTACCAATAGTAACCGAATCAATTAATGTATTTGAAGTTAATACTGTTACAACTCCTGTATCATATTTACTATACTCATCAAAGTATTGAACTATTACCCAGTCATTCACCGTAGCTGTACCACTTACCTTTTCAACGCTAATACTAACCGTTAGTCCACCACTAATCCCATATACTGTACCTATAACATAATTAGAAGTTGATGAAGCTGAATAACACTTTAATCTTAAATTTGAATTTATATTATAAGAACAATATGGGATATCCAATACAAAACCTGCACCTATAACAACAGTAGACAAATCTACAGATGTAGTACTTGTTTGTAATAATTCAGGCGAAGAATATTCAAAGTCAAAATCAGTACTACTAGATTTTACTAATCTTTGTCCTGTTGTTCCCCCTGTTAAACCATTTAAAGCATCTACCCAAGTATCTGTTTTACTTGCCAATACTGACCATAAATCACTATTTAACCATTTGTTTAAAGCCATTTTATAAGAAGTCTTGAAGTGTACAATTTAAGAAGCTACCAAGAGGAAGTCCTGTGTCTATTATATCTTGAAGCGTTGAACCGTTATAATCACCGCAAACAACATTATCAAATAATCTCGTTGAAGCATAACCAATATTCCCAAATTTATCAACTACTTGAATCAAATAATAGCCAGCATTTAAACCATCAAATTGGTTACTAGACTGATTTAAACCTCTATTTATTGAGTAAAGATAAGGTCTTTGGCCTCCTGATACTGAAACTATTATTTGACCAGAAGAATCTCCATCTACTGGGTTTTCAGTAATTAATGTTACATTTAATGTTGCAACAATGAACTTACATTGATTAGCTTTACTTATATATAATGACATTATTCAACATATTCAGGTACAACATATGGGCATTCAACATATTTAAGATTACATTGAGGTTCATTACCAAATAGTCTTATTAATTCATATTCAGCAGTACCATCATTAGGCGTAAATGTAATCATTTTAATAAACCCTCTATGTTCAATTGTGCTACTCTTGGAGCAACTTATATATCCTTTTGGATTACTTTTTATAGTGTTAAATAACTCTAAAGATGTTGGGTAAGTATATTTAATTGATATAGGTTCTGTAATTGGTAAGTTATTACTATTATTTTCATCATCCCATGCAATATTTTGATTTTCTTCTAATAATTGATTGTTATACCTATCATTAGTATTACCGTTCATTTTAGACTGGTACAAATAATTAGAAATACCGTTTGAGAACTTAACTGAATTACCAACTGATTTAGAATATACGCCTGAAAAAAATTTATTCCATAACAACATCATTCTTGCAGGTGTCAACCTTAAATTATAGCCAGTTTCAGGTGCTAAAATATTGTTTGTTACTTCAAAATTCTCATTTTTTTCTGCAATATTTAATGATATAGCAATCCCGTTTTCATCTTCACTTCTATTTGTACATATAAAAAAAATATCATCATCAAACTTCCATTGATTAGTTGATGTAGTTAAATATTGAACTCTTCTAGTAAATTCTATCGCGTAATGGTCTGCAATGTAATTACTAATTTTTGTGAATACTTTTTTTACTGTTGTAATTGGGAAATTGTAAGTATGCCTAGTTGCAAATCCATCTAATGTATTTTGTTTATCAGTCCCCTCTTCTGTTCCATATTTATCAAAGCCAATTTCACACGTATTAAAGATTAAATTCTCATTACTATCTACTGATATATTAGCAATATTTAACATTGAAGTAATTTCTCTATCACCATCATAAAAGTATTCCAATGGTTCAACTCTTATATATTCATTATCTGTTTCATCCTGTTCTATGCCTAAACCAAGGCAATTAACAGATGATGTACTATTAAATAATTCACTTAACTTTAACAATACAGGCTTATTAAAAGACCTTATGTTGAAACCATTTGTAAGTGCAGTAAATGAACCTAAACCATTAGAGCCGTAACCTAAATTTTTTCTTCCGAAATAATTTGATTTAAAAGCGTCCTTTTTGTTTAAGACACTTTGTGATACCCTTTCATAACATTCATGAATTAAAAAAGTGTTTGCGTTACTTGAAGCGGTTTCAGTATTTGACTTAAATGTAACATCTTGCACGGAAGAATAGTGCTCCCAATCAACCACACCACTTCCAACACCGCTAAGGAATATAAATCTAACTCTGTAAAATATAGACACATAATCATCTTCATCCAATGTAATACTTACAGTACCATTTGTATTCCAATTATCTGTATATGTTTCTTCTGTAATAATATACTCTTCTCTACTAACAATATCTGTTAAATCTTGAACTAGATTGCCATTTTTATACAAAGCAATAGCAATATTCATTTCAAAATCTCTAGCAGATACAGTAAATTTTGTTTGAGAAACTATATTATAATCTATTTCGTAAACACCTGAATAATTAGCCCTAAATTGTGTAACATTAGTCCACCAAGTTGGGTAAGATGATGTATTTCTGCTCCAAAAAAAGTTTGTGCTTGATATAGCTGAATTTAAATCATCTGAATCAACTAACAGCCATAATGGTATAGCAATAGCTTGATTATCTATGTCATCCATATTTATTGATTGATTTAACAAAATCGCATCCTTAAATACAGTAGTTAATACGATAGCCTTACTATGCATTGTCATTTCATTTATTGTTACAGGTTGCAATTCTGCATCTGAAACACTCAATGATTCACTTAGATTAACTAATTTGTCAGCATTATTTTTAATAAGCATTTGTGAACTAGTGTCCTCTAAGTTAACTTTACACGAGCAATATACATTAAATAAATCTTTAAACCTTGATAGATTAATTCTAGTAATTAATTGTGTAGAATATTCATAAGAAGAATTACACCTTTCTTCTATTTTTAGTTGTAAAAAATATTCAATCCCTTTATTGTAAAAAGTTTCTGAAATATAAGTATATCCATTTCCAACAAACTCTAAATCTGTAGAGTACATTGTGAATATACCATGATAATTATCATCTCTTACTAATGTAAATTTACACCTATCCCATCCAATAGGTTCATCAATTTCAATTTCAGTTTCTCCATCAATAATAGTAAATCTATATTCCATTACGCTTGGTATCTATTGTTTAAACTTTCACGATTCATAAATTCACTATACATATGTGTATGAAAACCATCTTTATCAATTGAAATATGATTCTTTGGCATACTTCTTAACTCATGTGCTAGTGAATCAGTATTTAAACTAATATTAGTATTATTTCTACCAAAAAGCAAACTTGATAATTCAGGAGACAAATCTTTTCTATTAAAAGTGCCTTCATTAATAGCTTTTAATAATGGATGAAACTCTCTTGATGCTTTTGCATTAATTACCCATTCATCACGTTCTGCTTCTATTATTTCTCCCCCTTCTGCGTGGCTTTTACCTTTAATTCTACCACCTTTTGCAAATTTTGGAGCAGGCTGTGCGTTAACTAATGCTGTTTGAATTGCACCACTTGCAACAGCAAATGAAATAGGTAATAAGTTAGTAGGAAAAGGGAATTGAGAAACAGCTTTACTAACACCTTCGGCGGTGTTGATTGCAATATTAATTAAAGCTAACTGCTTGTTTTGCTCAAATTGTTTTCTTCTTATTACTGCTTGTTGTGCTTCGTATTTAGTTGCAATAGCTTCTTTTTTTGCTTGGTTATCTCCTGCTAATTTTAATTCTCGCTCTTCTTTATCTTTTAAATCTTGTAATTCTGCTGTATTGATATATTGAGAATATTGATAAATTGCATTTATACCCTCTTTTAACAAGTCTAAAGCTTCTTTTGCAATCCTTCCTTTTTCTTTTGCAGTCTTTTTATCATCTTCGACTATTTGCTTATTTGCATCTTCATTAAGCTTTACCTTTTCTTCCGCAATTTTAGCTTCTAAAGCTATATATTCTTCACTATTTAATGTTAATTTTTCTAACTTTTCCTCGTCTGATTTTATTGTTTCTTCTAAAGCCCATCTGGTGTAATAAGCTTCTATTTCTGCTCTTTTTTTAGCTTTATCTTCAATACTCATTGATGTATCTTCATACATTTTAATGAGTTCATTTGCTTTTTTAATTCTTATTTTATCTTGCTCAATATTAGACTTACGATTTAATGATTCTTGTAAATCTTTTTCTGATTTCAAATGTTGCTCATTAATTTTCTTGCTCCATTCTTCATTTGCTTTTATTCTTTCTTCGTAAAGTTTCTTATCTGATTCAACTATTTTTATGGCTAAAGTGTCGGCATTTTGTATAGTTGTTTCTTGGTCTTGTCTTTGTTTATTATTTAATATGCTTGAATATTTTTCATAAATTTCAATTCTTTTATAATTGAATTTATCCTCAATCATTAATATTTCAGTAGCATTAGCACCTTTATTTATTGCATCTTGCTTAGCAATTTGCTCTTCGTGACGAAGTAAATTAAGTTCATCATCTACTATTTTCTTTTGTCTTGCTAAACGTGCTTTTCTTTCCTTTTCGCTTTCTTGTTCTTGAAGTTTATTATTTTCTTCTGTTTTCTTTTTTAGAACATCGGATAATGTTTTAAGATATAATTCAGTATTTTGAATTCTAGCTTTTTGCTCAATTATATCGTTTTCTATTTGCTTACTTCTTGTTTTGTCACTTAATGTAACAATTGAATGAAGTCTATCTTTAAATCTTTCATTTGAATTATTATTATAATCATCTAATTGCGATTGCAAAGAATCTAACTCCTTCTTTTGTTCTTTCAAAACTTGTTGCCTAAAAGATGATTTCCTGTTAAATTCTTCTTCTAAAATTTGTTGTTTTGTTTTATTTGAATCTTTAAAAATATTTAAAGCTTGCTCATAATCTTTCTCAACATCTTTTACAATATCTTTGTTTAAAACGGTAGCAATATCATTTACATAATCTGCTTGTCCTTTTTGTAGTAATGTAACGGCATCTAATATGTTTGATAATCCTTGTACAGTTGCCTTCATTACGCCATCGTTTCCACTTCCTAATTTTACTAAAAATTGATCCCATGAATCACCAAGATTTGAAATAGTACCACCTAATGTTTTAGATTGAGCGTCCATTAAACCTGTAAATTTACCACCTTCAGACGTTAAATTAGTAAATGCTTGCTCAATTTCTTTGAATCCAACCTTACCTTCTTCAACATATTTTTTTAAAGCTAAACCACTTAATCCTGTTACTTTAGCTAGTTCTTCCCACATTGGAATACCTCTATTAGTAAACTGATTAATATCCATAGTCATAGCACGACCTTGAGTCTTTATCGTACCAAATAAGTAAGCAATATCATTTAATGGTGCACCAATTCCAGCACTAACATCACCTAATTTTCTTAATGTTTTTTCAATATCACTTGATGCAACACCAAAAGCTAGTAAACGTTTAGTAGCTTCTGCTACTTCAGTTAATGCAAAAGGTGTTGTTTTAGCAAACTGAACTAATTGAGCCATTAAAGCATCAGCCTGTACTTTGCTTTTAAGCATTACTTCAAAAGACTTGGTTAATTGCTCATTTTTAACTGTTACATCTAAGACAGCTTTACCAAATGAAACAATAGAACCAATAGCAAAAGCACCTGCAATAGTTGAACCTATATTAGAAACATTTGTTTTTAATTTTTCTGTTTGCTTATTAGTATCTGTTAATTTTACTCCTAACTCTTTAGCTTCTGATTGAAGAGATTGCATTTTTTGCTTATACAAATCTAATAGTTTAGGGTCAAAAGTTTTAGATGCTTGTAAGCTTATTTTTTGATATTCTGATTGTAAATCATTTGTTCTTTTTACTATTGTATTTATATTTGAATTTAGATTCTTAGCAACCTCCGTAGAATTACTTGATTGCTTTTTTAAAGATTCAGTAGCATCGTTTATTGATTTTGTCAAACTATTGTATTTTGACTTTGCTTCATCAATATCAGTTGAATCAATCTCGAATACTGTTTTAACTACTTTAATATCAGTTGCCATACTATTTCTTTTTTACTTGGTTTTCCATTTCTTCAATAAACAAATGATATTGATAAATGGTTAATTCTCTAATGCTATTGAGTTCAGCAATGTTGCCTTTTGCAATTCTAATTTGTTCCTTAAATCTTCGTTCAATTCCGTTTGTGATAGATTGAGCAAAATACTGTCTATTTGGTGAACCGTTAACTGTCTTACCTCGTGGTTCATTTGCGTAAAGGTCTTTAAATCTATTTTTGAGAAATCTAAAGAGGGAATTAAATTCTGTAAAGGCAAGACTTGGAAAAAATCCGATAGTTTATCTTTTTTCCATTCATCTATTTTCTTTTCATTATATTTAAAGTCGTATGTTGTTGGACTTTCGTTTTCATCAAAATAAACAACACTAGCTAACTTCAATAATAAATCAGGGTCAGAAACAAAGCTTAATCTATGTTTTAAATCTAAGTTTAACCTTACTACTTCGGTTAATTTCCCGTTATTACAAGCGTTTTCAATAGCTTCATTGTGTGCTAATAAGAATGTTCTATCACATTTCATTGATAATTCATCATAGAATGTAATAGCTGTAAAAGCACGCTCACAAGGTATATTAATGTAGTCTGAAAGCTGAAAATACTTTTTACCATTATGAGTAAAAGCATATTCAATAACGTAGTTTGATTTATTTTTCCAAACAGGTTCTTTCGACTTAAACAAATTTGTTAGTTTTTCTTTAAGTTTCATTTTTATTCTTTATAACTAATTGATAATAAACAACTATAAACCTCGCACAACGTGAGAGTTAGACACCCAATAATTAAACTTTGCCAAGTATATCCGTTTACCAATGACACCACAATCCCGTACCACCAACCCATACACACTGGACATCCTATAAGTGGTTTTAATAACCATATTGATTTATATTTATGTAAGAATCCAAATATCATTCCTTCTTCAGTACTTTGAAATACCGTTACGACTATTGCAGTCGCAATAAATACACTATCGTAAATATTGGCTAGTAACATTACTATTTGATTGAATGAAAGTTAATATAAAACAACTATAAGCAACTGAATCAAATGTTAATTCAATTGGAGTATCTAAATCGGTTGTATCGTAGATTATTAATGTAAATTCACCAGCATTAGCATTAAGTAAATTAGGTGTTAATTCTGATAAATCTAAAGTGCATTCGTTTAAAACAGACGTATCTGTCAACACTTCTAATGAATCAAATTTATCCCAAATCTCAAAGATATAATTAACTCCTGTGGTCAATCCTTGTATCTTTATTTCTTGCAAGCATTGCGACATAGGAACTGCATTATAGCAATTACACACGTCCTGTTTAAGTAAGTAACTCATGATTCAAAAGTAAAAAATAATATCTTTGATTTATTCCCCTTGTGCTACACTATCAAAAATGGTTTTAGTGAAATTATAGTGGAATGTTGAATAATAGTAACGTTGACAGTCTAAATTGTGAGTAAGTTTAGAATCTGATTTGTCAATTGTATTATCTTCTAATACTTTAACGTTTAAGTTATCTTTTATTGAGTAAACACATTTAGGGTGTATAATACATTTAGGATGCCTTTCAAATATGCTATTATAAAGCACTCGTGAATGTTTATGTAATGGGTTATTTCTTGGTGCCTTCATTGCTGTAATAGGTAAATTCAATTCTCTACGTATAATATTATACATTGAATCTAAACCTCTTGTCCCTTTCTCCCTTGCCCATCCTGAAGCATCACCTGTTACATAAATAGGAAAATCAGCGTTGTAATATTCTTTTGTTTTCAATAAATCCGTTACAGCGTAAATACTTGAATCGCTTAATCTAACTTCATCAATTTGATAAATAAAATCATGTGTATGTTGAAATACTGCACAAGTTGCAGGGTTAACATTAAAGTCAAATGATAAATAAACAGGCAAACCTTCTTGATAAACAGCCTCATTACTTACATTTCTTGTTGGTTCAAAAGCATAAGCAAAAAGGTTTTCATTCTCTCTTACTTCCCAATCACCGTTAATCATTCTTTCAAATATTAATGATGTTGTTGTTCTTCTAAGTTCTTCAATTGCACTTTCAGGAATATAAGGATTATCAGTAATTTTTGAAGGGATATAACTCCAATTTTCAGGTAAAGTATTATCTTTCCATCTATCATAAAATTTCTCTTTTACCCAACCTGTTGAAGGGTTACAAGTTGCTAGTATTATTGGTTTTGGTTGATTAGGTATTAAGTGAGAATATGAAAATACACGTGAGTTTACGACATTAAATGTATCTTCTTGGCACTCGTTTATTTCATCAAATCCAGCACCATTAATTTCTAAACCTCTAAACCTATTTAATTCTTTATCTGTGTCGTAAGATTCCGCCATAAACAATATTTGAGAACCATTTTTATAATAAACAATATAATCTTGATTATTAAATTTCTCAATATAATGATTTATACCCATGTGATATAGTTTAAAAAATGAAGGTATAAGAGTTTTTTTAAGTGTAGGTAATGACTTTCTAATCATTACCCATTTACTACCTTCATACATCATAGCAAGACTATGAAACATTAAACAAAGCCAAAACGACTTACCGCCACGAATAGCACCTCCATATAAAATTATATTCTTACTTGGGTCAGTTGCTATTTGCTTAGCTTCAATCTGCTTAGGTGTTGGCTGTATAATATTAGCCATATTACCAATTTAATATTGCACCATCAACTTTAATTTCTTGCTTAACTTCTTGTTTACTACCGTTTAACTTGTGGTTTTCTTCATCAGTACCACATAGTTTATAAAGTGCTATTTGAAGTGCAGGCGCTTCAGCGTCTTTCCAACTTTTACGAAGTAATGTTTTAGTATTAACCTTATTTAAATTAATCAATTGTTTTATTGATTCCATTTCTTCCGAGCTAGCAGGGAATAATTCATAAAAAGTTGAAACGGAACAAGGCATAAATGATATTAATTCATCTATAAAAATTA